CGTACTGGGCCTGCGCGGGGCGTCCTCGTCTCAAAAACCCCTAAGGGGGTTTGTTAAGGGGGATCGAAATCCCCCTTGACATTTCATACAGCACAAAAACTTACTTTTAATTGCATGATAATTATAGGCTTGCAGAGGCAATTCTCCCGGTAGCTGGTTCTTCCTCATTGTCGGCGGCAACGCGAACAATGGTGCCAACGACGGCCCGTTCTACTGGAACTGGAACAACACGGCGTCGAACTCGAACTGGAACTACGCGGGGCGTCCACTTCTCTTGTTACTCAGTTTACGAGCAACAGCGTCTGCGAGTTCTCTTCGGAGAAAGGCTTATATGCCTCCTTACCCCTTGGTAAAAATAATAGCCGCCTCTGTGCAAGCGGAGGTTAGGGACTCGGATTAGTAGGTTAATTCTCGAAAGTACGAGCTGGCAAGAGAAGAATGAAAGGAGCGTTAAATGCCGAAACGCATAGGCTATCTTTATGAACGGATGATCGCGCTTGATAACTGTATACAGGCAGAGATCGAGATGGCAAAGAATAAAGAAAATAAAAACAAAATGGCAAAGCATATTCAGCGTCATGCAGATCGATACGGAGCTACATTACAGTCGAAACTTTCAAGCGGAACTTATGTTTTTCATAAGGACAGGGTCGTGTATATCAAAGACTCTTACAAAGGTAAGACTCGGCGTTTGCAGATACCATGCCTTGAAGATCAAGCAGCAATGCAGGCGTGGTTGATTATCGCAGCTCCTTATATTGAAAAGCGCAACTATTACTATAATTGCGGTTCTATCCCTAATGCTGGTCAAACAAGGGCAGTCATAGCATTGCAAAAGTGGTTGAGTACAAAGAAGCAGCGTCCGAAATGGGGCGCTGTCACTGATATAAAGAAGTTTTACGAAACGTGTCCTCATCGTGTTGTCATGCGAGGATTGCGGCGTATGTTCAAGGATGAGAAGTTCCTTGCTTTCGCTGAGCAAATGATGTACGCGATGAGTCCAACAGGTGTCGGACTTGCCATTGGCTACCCGGTAAGCCATTGGCTCGCTAATGTGGCACTGATGGAAATCGATCATGGACTGAGATTAAAATTTCCTGATGTAAAGCACACGAGATACATGGACGATATAGCTTTCGTAAGCAATAACAAGCGGCATCTTCGCGCCGCTGTAAAATACCTTGGGCTTAAATTGAAGGAATTTGGCATGGTTCTCAAGCAGAACTGGCAGGTATTCCCGATTAAGTCAAGAGGAATTACATTTCTCTCATACAGATTCTTCCACGGTTACACACTTCTCACAAAGAAGTTAATGTACAGGATCTCAAGGAAGATGGTGAGAGCATCTAAACACCTTACGCTTAGGATGGCGCAGGGTGTCATTTCATATATGGGGATCTTGAAGCACTGTAACAGCTACAACTACAGAATGAAACATGTATACCCATACGTTAATCCAAAGAAATGTAGGAGGTTGATTTCTAATGCGTCAAAAGACAATGTTCGCGGAGCGGCCTGACGAGATCGAAGTCGTCCCTGCTGGCGGCGGCAATGCCGTTGTGTTCTTCCGCGAGAATATTGAGGAAGTTCCCGTAGAGGATGGCGTCGTTTTCAGCGCTGATGTCTATGAGCTTGATGTTATTCCAGCCAATGGGCTGATCGACAGGATCACAGCGAATAAGGATGCTTGGCTCGCTAAGGCGAAGGAGCTCGACTACGAGAAGGCTGCTGCGGCTGTCAGAGAGCAGCGCAACAATCTGCTCAACGCTTCCGATAAGGATTTATGCCTCGACAGGCTGAATCTTGAGACTCCCAGCGGCACCACCTTTGCTTCTTGGAAACCATTCCTTGAGAAGTTCGCCGAGGCTGCCAACGGTGAGATCGCTGATTATCGGCAGGCTCTCCGTGATGTTCCTCAGCAGGCTGGTTTCCCCTATGACGTTGAGTGGCCTGTGAAGCCGTAAGCAAAAAATAAGCCGTCACCGAAAGGTGGCGGCTATTTCTATATGTAAAAGAACAGTTTTATCGCTTGGTTAAGAGGGGTGAACAGGATGAATATTGCAATTTATATCTATGAACAGTGCATTAAGTATGGTCTAACAAAAGAAGCCGCGTGTGCAATCCTTGGCAACATTCAGGAAGAGAGCGGCTTTAATCCGATGAATCTTGAGGACAGAGCGAATAAGGCTCTCGGCCTTACAGATGTGCAGTACACAGCAAAGGTTGACAGCGGCGAGTGGGACGACTTCGCCACAGATCACGGCGTGTATGGGGGCTACGGCCTCTGCCAGTGGACTTATCCAGATAGGAAACGTCTGATGCTCTCATTTGCAAAGAATTACGGCGCTTCCATCGGCGACTATAAAATGCAAGTCGCATTTATGCTGTGGGAGTTTAAGAAATCCTTCCCGGCTATCCTTCAGAAATTGATGACAAGTCATGATTTGGAAGAGCTCGTTCATGAGCTTCTGTATAAATGGGAGAATCCTGCTGAGAAGACAAACAATATGGTGCGCAGGCTCGCAAACGCTAAGAAGTTTTATGAGGTCGTGAAGAACGCTGATGATTCACAGATCATCAATGGGACGAATGATCCTGAACCGGCCAACGTGACTAATGACATCGTGGAGAAATACGTCACAGCGGCTATTGCGATTGCGAATGATAACTCTCACGGGTATAGCCAGGCTAACAGATGGGGGCCGGATTTCGACTGCTCTTCTCTGGTTATTACTGTTGTTCAGTATGCGGGCGTCCCTGTAAAAGATAGAGGTGCTACATATACGGGTAATATGCGGAAGGTCTTTCTTTCCTGTGGATTCACCGATGTTACGTCTCGCTGCACGCTCGCAAACGGTAACGGTATGCAGCGCGGCGATATTCTCCTGAACGATATGAACCACGCCGCTATTTATATCGGCAATGGTATGATCGTCCATGCGAGATCCGCCGAGGGGAACTCTATTCAGGGAGATCAGAGCGGAAATGAAATAAGGACACAGGCTTATTTCAATTATCCTTGGAATATTGTAATGCGCTTCACGCATGGCGGTATCGTGACAAAGCCTACGACTTCAACGAACAACGATGTGTCAGAGCATGACAGTAATGTTTCCCTGCTGCGGAAAGGATCTAAAGGGGCTAACGTCAAGGTGCTGCAGCAAAAGCTGATCGAGCTTGCCTACGATCTTGATGGCAGAGTGGTTGTGAACGGCAACTACGATGATGCTACAGAGGCGGCTGTGATCCTGTTCCAGAAAGAGCATGATCTTGAAGTCGATGGCATTTTCGGGCCGAAGACTTTCAGCGCTATGAAAATCGCAAGCCCGAGAGCCGGTTACACTCCGTATATTAAGCCTGACGAGAGGCCGGTGCAGATCGTACCAATCAATACAATCGTCCGCTTTACCGGGGACAGATGCTATACGTCAGCGAACTCTAACGTGCCTCGTCTGTGTAAGCCCGGTAAGGCAAAGATCACGAAGGTGCAGGAGAGATCAAAACACCCGTATCATCTCGTAAGGATTCTTTTCGGCGGCTCTACTATCAACGGCTGGGTTAGTAGAGAGGATTTTGAGGTGATCTGAAATGAATGGAAAACATTTGAAGAAACCTGAGTATTCAAAAGTCATTTCATCTATCGCCATAGCGTTCTGGCTTTTCGTCAACGCTTTTGGGATGTTTATGATTGCGATTACTTTGGATATGTCTCAGCTTATGTACATTATCGGTAGTGCTGATGCGGTCGTGGCTGTCGTCTATGCTGTGTACTCGCATAAGGCGAAGGCTGAGAACATGATTAAGCTGAGGCGGCAATACGGGAGCGACGCAGATGCCATTATCAACAATTATACACAGAGTAGCTTTGTTGATGATATGGAGGCTGCTACGCTGAAATTCTAATGAAGGAGTGAGAAACATGTTAAACGGTATCAAGAATTTTCTTGCGTTTGTGAACGATAATTGGACAACCATTATCGTGATCGTTTCTCTGGCGGTCGCTCTTATCAGAAAGATTCAGAGCTATATCGCTCAGTCTGATGATAAGAAGATCAAGATTGCGAAAGATCAGATCAAAGAGTCTATGCTGAAAATGGTCTCAGATGCTGAGATCGATTATCAGATGTGGAGTCAGGCAGGATCTGTGAAGCGCTCACAGGTAATTCAGAAAATTTTTGCTGACTATCCTGTGCTGTCTAAGATTGTGGATCAGGATGCTTTAATCGAGTGGATCGACGATCAGATTGATGCTTCTCTCGGAGAACTCAGGAAGATCATCGCCGACAATAATGCAGAGTGAGGTGTAGACAATGGTAGATACACAACCTGTATGGGAGATTCTGCTGAACATCCCTGTCGGAAAGCTCGTTGCGTGGGTCATCGTTATCTCCGCCATCATCTCTGCGATTGTAACACTTACGATTAAGTTTTATAAAATTGTCAGTAGAGTAAAGGATCTGAAGGATGCTGATGCGGAAAAGACAGAAATGCTCAAGAGACATGACGAAATGATGCACAAGATCGATGGCTGCCTCGACAACATCAAGTCTGCATTGGATGAACAAAAGGAAGTTAATCTTAAACAGGTGAGGTATCAAATTGTCCACACTTGTGATGATGCGATTGCGGATGGATATATCACGGCCGGGAAGCTGAAATCTCTTGAAGAGTTATTTGAAGAGTACACAAGTATTTTCCACGGTAACGGATATGTCAAAGTTTTAGTCGGTAAAACTCGTGAGCTTCCGGTTCACGGCAGGCTCGATGAGTAACGGAGGTATATTTACAATGTATCGGATTATGCTTGTCAAATCAAAGCGCGATCATTACCAGTCCCTTTACCAGTGGCTTACCGCCGTTGATGAAACGACTGGCGATGTTGCGCCTATTGAGTTTGACACGATCGAGGCTCTTGATGAAAAGATTGAGGACATGCTGAACAACGGAATCGCTAAGACTGATTTTATTCCTGTTCAGTACATTGACTATAAGATCGAGGCCACAGATTATAATATCGAGTAAAATTACTTTGAGAGGTAGTATCGCTACGGTGATACATACCTCTCATTTTTTAGCGCCGTGGCTGCTGACAAGGCTCTGTGGCGCATCCTGGTATAAGTCAGGTGCAGGCGGATAGGCAAAAATAAAAGCCCTCAGACGGCAATTCTGAGGGCGTGGTGAGGTGCGTCTTTTATTCACTTTTGAGAAGATCGGGGATTGATGCGAGAGCTTTGCGCTTCTGTTCTTTTATGACGTGAATGTATGTGTTATATGTGATCGTCACGTCAGAATGTCCGAGCAGTTCGCTCACCGTTTTGATATCTACATCATTTGTCAGAAGAAGTGTAGCAAAAGTATGACGAAGAGCATGTATGCCATAGATCTTCTCTTCTGGGAATCCTGCAGCGACAGCGATCCTGCGAAAGATCCTATCGATATTTCGCGGTGAGACATGAGTGCCGTTCTTTGTTGTCATCACATACGTCTGGGAGCCTGTAACTTTCTGCAGATCGAGTAGCGCTGCAAGTGCCTGATCGTTTATAGGTATAGATCGATCCTGCCCAGCGTCCGTTTTTACAGAATCCTGTTCGAGCAACATATATTTCTTTTCGTCTTTTGATCTGTCACGGACGAATGTGAGATTGTTATGGACGGTTATCATTTTGTTTTCCAGATCCACATCTTCTTCCCAGCGTAAGGCGAGAAGCTCCCCCATCCGCAGCCCCGTGTTAATCAAGAGTGGGACAAATGCTCCAAGAGGATAGCGCCTTGTACCGTTAGGCCAACAAATCATAGCCTGTTCTATAAGCTGCTGCGCTTCTTCCTTTGTGTAGAAGTGAATCTTCTTTGCAGGGAAGAGTTTCTTGCTGGGGATCGTCACACCGAGCGCCGGATTAGATTGAACCGTCTTCTGTATGACGCCGAGTTTGAAGCAGGCGTTCACGGCCTCGTATGCTTTCTTGATAGATGAATGAGCGCGGCCTGCATCTTTGAGTTTATTAACCATCGCTTGAACGTCTTTTGGCTCTATCGCTTGTAGCTGAAGTTGCCCGATATTGGGGTATACGTCGAGTGTAAGCGTCTGCTCAAGCCTATCATAGCTCTTAGGCTTTAGCTCGTTCTTCTTGACGGTTGTTAGCCATGTTTCCATATAGTCTTTTACAGATTTTTTCTGGACATTCACATAGTCTGAGCTATGAATATCTTTTATCAGATCCTTGAGCTTACGTTTGCACTCAGCTTCGGTTTTAGCGTATACATATCTCACATCTCGTTTGCCGTCAGGTTTAACTCCGGCATCGAATCTCCCTTGCCAATATCCGTCTTTTCTTTGAGAGATGCTGCCAGTTCCCTGTTCTCTTCGCTGATTATTCATGTATTCATCCTCTTATTCAATATGTACACGTTCTACACACTAATCTACACACTACTGTGTGTGACATTAGTTTACAACAGGTTCATTTTCAAGTAAAGGGATGAAGTGTGAACAAGGAATTTTTGTATATATAGCACAAAATCCCACCCGAAAATGGATGAGATTTTGTTGAAATCTGGCAGGGGAAGAAGGCTTCGAACCCTCGGCCTACGGTTTTGGAGATGGTAATACTGTTCTCTGAAAGCCTTGATATTGCTTGGCTTTTTAGAGCCTATCTCCATTTCTACACACTAATT